CAACTGCATTTATATTTGTTGCATTAGAAACTGCTGCATTTATATTAGACGCATTACTAACTGCACTATTTATATTACTTGCATTAGATACAGCTGAGTTTATATTACTAGCGTTCGATACAGCTGAGTTGATATTAGATGCGTTACTATTAACAGCGTTGATATTAGTAGAGTTATCAGCTACAGCAATAATCTTAACTACATTATCAGATACTGTCTTAATAGGATCATCTTTAACTGTAATAGTATTACCCATACCACTGTGGTTTGTACAGTAGTAAGTAAAGGATGTTGGCTGAGACTCTGGTACTACAAGTTGGATTTTTGAGCCAGCTTGTCCCTGAGTGCCAGTAACAGTAACACCAGTACTATAAGCACTACCTCCGCTTGAGAAGCGTAGTGGGTGCGATCCGTTTGATGCGTCACTTAAATCGAATGTATATGTCCAACCTTTGTATAAAGTTAGTGCAGGGGCTTGATCGCCATCTATATAAAACTTACCACCAGATGCAGTTACAGTAAATGTTATTTCATCTTCTAAGGCATCTGCAACTATGTCAAGTGAGCCATTAGAACTGCCTGTAGACGCAGCGTCTGTTATAAGTCCTAAGTCTTCGCTATATGTTATAGCTCCAGATACGATAGCTACGTCGTCAAGAACTGATTGATTTGGAGTAATAATAGAGAACGCACTACCAGTATAAACTTGTAAGTTATCGTTAGAGCTATCATACCATAGGTCACCTTCTTGTAAAGATGTACCATCATTTCTTTGTGTAGGTTCGCTACCAGATATAATATATAAGTCAGCAAAGTTATTTATATCTACTACGTTTGCACCAGCATTAACAATGTTAGTAATGTTTTGAGCAACAGTATTAACCTGAGTTGCTATAGGTACGAGTCTGTGAAAGCTGTAAGTATGTGTTGTACTGGTAGATTCTACCAAAAATCCAAAGCCCGTAGGTATGGTAGTAGTAACACCAGTAATAGTTACATCGTTTCCTGACCCAGCTCCGTCTGTTATGGTAACAGTTGTTCCGCTAGGCGTTAGTGTAGCTGTTGTAGCTGCAATACTTAGTATAGCTGCCTGTCCTGTAGCTCCCTGTGGGTTTGTTGTAGGAAAACTAGTCTGGTTTGCAATAGCTGTAAAACCACCAACTTCGTCAATAAGGTCAACGATTCGAGCATTTATAGCAGCTGTAGTAGCAACAAATGCGTCAGAGTTAGACCAAGTGACTCCACTAGCAATAGTTTCACTAGAGTCCTGTCTAAGGAACTTAGCTTCAGCTTCTGTTTCAGTATAGTATCTACCATCTAGTGCACCACCTGTTAGTTCAGTTTCTGTAAAGTATCTACTATCTGTAGAGCTAGTATCTATTTCAGATAATGTAAGCTTATCAGATTGTAATAGTGTTTTTATTTCACTAGCGGTCTGGTCAGCAGTAGCTCCTGTTTCTATACCACCTAGTTTGGTCATATAAGAATCAGTAAAAGCGTTAGTATTACTATTTGCTTCGTATGCAGTTTTAATTTCTGCATTAGTCTGATCCTGTGTAGCGTTAGCTTCTATGCCATCTAACTTAGTATGGTCATTGTCAGTAAACACATTACTGTCAGACGCAGATTCTACAAGTGTTCGTATCTCTGCTGCTGTTTGGTCAGCTGTAGCACCATTCTCAATACCATCAAGTTTTGTACCGTCTAGTGCTACATCTCTGCCATCTACAGTTCCACCTACAACTATGTTACCAGTTGTGGTTACGACTTGTGAGCCAAAGTTAGGTGAAATTTTTGTACCAGCTATAGCAGCTACTGAATTAACATCAGCATTAACTATACTGCCATTTACAATGTTGTCAGTATTAACTGTAATGTCTGTAGGCAATGCACCACTATTTAGCTTGTCCATTGTTACAGCATTGTCTGCTATAGCTGTAGTGTCTACCGAACTTGGTGCATAATGCTCTGAGTCAAGAGCGTCCGCAGCTATATGTTCAGAATCTATAGCATCATCGGCTATCAGAGTACCATCAATAGCATCTAGTGCTAACTTAGATCTAGTTACATTAAGGTCTCTTATCTTATCTGTTGTAACTACTCTGTCATTTAGATCATGTTCTTGGACATTTTTAGCGTTAGTACGATCTTGTGTACTACGTAAGAGTAGTGTTATGTTTGTATTTAGTTCGTTAGCTTTTAAAGAAGAACCAGCTGTAAATGTAGCCTTAGCTCCATCTACATCTGTCTCTCTATAAACTCTAACTTTTTGGGTAGACAGAGTGGGTTTGTTTTGTAAGAAACGAATCTTACCACCGGTCTCAGCAGAATAAGTAGGAACACTATAGTCAACGGATATCGTTTTAACGGATCCATCAACTTCTACTTTCACTTCTTCTTGTTTGAAGGTGGGAAAAGAAAAGTTGTACTCCGCATTATTTGTTCCTGTTCCCTGATTACCATTATAATCGTGAAAGGTTGTTGCCATTTATTTATATATGTTAAGGATGTTGGCAGAAGCAAATTGTTTTTGTATTTGAGCTTCTTTCTTAATTCTCTGTTCTAATATTATCTTAGAAATTTCTGGATGATCTGTAAGTCTTCTCCAAGCTAATACACGAGCTTTCTTGAATAACTGGTCTATAATTCTATTATGGTAGTAGTCTCTAGCATCAAATTCACCACGCCTACCGGCTTTGATATCACTATACATTAGTTTCATAGATGCTATAATTTTAGGATCTTTACTAAGCTTATCTAATTCATACTCTAAGTTCTGTGCACCTATTTCTTTTTGGAACATAGATCTAATTACAGGATCGTCCGTTAAGTTAGTACCATCAGGTGCATAATAAGTAGACATTCTTAGATCATAACCACTATTAAATAAGAATCTTCTACCGTCTGACTCTTCTAGATTTAACGCTATAGGACTAAACATATTAAATGATCTAGTCATAAAGTCATAATCTTTAATAGGGTTACCATTAAGCATATCAAACTTAGTAGGTAGATCTCTACCGGGTAAAAATTCAGACACTAAGTTTCTATTACGAAGCGACTGACCGATACCAGAGTTGATTTCACGCATATGAGGGTTGATTAATTTACCTATTTCATTACGTAAACCAGCTAGGGGTACGGTGTTGTTAGCAAGAGATGCTACAATACGTTCTACCTGACCGGGGCGTCCAGCTGCTAAATCTACAAGCTGTTGGATACCAGCTAAGTAAGACTTACTAGATATAGCTTGTGCCATAACTAATGAAATCTTTTGTAGTTCTCTTTCTGTCCACTCTTCTCCCATTAACATGCTTGCATCACCAACATCAGCGATAGTAGATAGCACAAGGTTAAAAGGTTCTATAGAATCATAGCCGACACGTACGCCACCTACATCTATAGTTCTTGGTAAATATCCCCCATCAATCCAACCTTGACGTTTCTGTCTATCAGATGGTCCATTACCTGTAAGTCTACCAGACATCCAAGCTTGAGTTGCCATAAATACTACAGCAGAGCCCATCGCCAATCGGCCTGTTTGTAGAGCTTTAGCATTTTCTAATTCTGGTATACTATTAATACCATACTTCTTAAGTTCGGCTAAGTTTTTATTTGTTGCAAATGCTATATCATTAAATTCTTTTACAAGAAAGTTAAATCCGGGTGTATGTTTACCTGTTAATGCAAGTCCGTTTACACCAGTTCTAGCAAATAAGAAAAATGGTCTAACATAAGGATTAGCTGTTAATACATCGTTTAGTCCCTTAGCAAAACCTGTTAAAGGTTGTGTAAGTGTAACTTCTGCACGTGCAAAATTAGTAGCTTCGTCTCTTATGTTACCATTACCATCAAATATCTGCTCATAAAAATCATCTTCATAAGCTCTCATCAGCTTTGCATTTATCTTAGGCATTTCATATCCGTTGCCTTGCATATCCAAAACTCGACGCATAGCTTTTTCTCTCATTTTAGCTCTACCTAACAAGAATGTAAAGGCATCGTCAGTCGCTGCCATTATCTTAGTAGAGTATGAGAAAAAATTATTATTATTAATGCCACGAACCATATTAGTAAAAGCAAATAAAGCTCTGTCTGTTGGATCAGCTCTACCGCTTTCTTCTGCCCATTTACGTACAACTTCCCAGTTGTAATCTCCTTTATGAAATTCAGTATATCTAGTTTTAACAGTTGATAATTCACCACTCCAATAGCCATTTAGCTTTGTAAAGAATAAATCAAAAGCTTCTGGCACAGCATCTAGCATACCAGCCATAGATGCTACACTACTTTTTACAGTAGCTGAGTCTCCTGTAAATGGATAACGTAAAGTAGCTCCGATAAAAGTCTGTAGTGGTCTAAGAAACGTCGCAGCACCTGTACCTAAAAGTGCTCGCATAGGAGTTTTAGGTCCGCTTAGTACGCTGTGACTAACCATTTCTTGTAAACTTCTAATCAATGCTCCAGTACGGTCAGGCTGACCTTCAGCTAATTTACCACCTCTTAGTATTGTTTTAGCCCAGTTGTCAAAGTCTTCTAAACTATTAACATTCTTCATCATAGAAAATGCTTCAAACAACGCATTTAGTAAGTTATCGTCAGGATCATCTTTAGCTATTTTTAGCATAGATAATATAGACTCTTTTACATCTGCCATGTCTGACTTTACAGCATTGTTTACAGCATCATTTAGCTGTGCTTTAGTTTTTCCAGCACCAAATGACCTAAAGTAATCAGATGCTACAAACCTAGACTTCTTAGTTTGAAACAGAGCAGTTAGCATAGTATCTACAATCTGTTTTGCCGGACCATCTATATCATCTAGAGACACAATATCTCTTAATTCTCTGCCTGCAATACCTGTATCACGTAGTTTTTTAAGTAAATCACCTACAACTAAGTCAGCAGTAACAACTGTTTCACCAGCCCATGTCTCATAAACTTCATCACCTATAGGAAGAGTAGCTGGTTTCTTATTAAATAAGTCCTGTAAGTACTCGTCAGGTGACATGTCCATAGGACTTCTGCCTTTAGTTATTTGATGGAAGGACTCTACAGAATCTCTCCATAGTTCACTTAGTAAAGCTCTATTACCTTTTACAGCATCTAGCTCTCTTGCAAACTTCTCTGTACTCATCAAGCCTTTTAATGTAGACTCGACAATCTCATCAGTCGTACCACCAAATCTAGCAATACGTTCTCTTTCAACAGCAGTTGTAATACCACCAGTAGATCCATCTTCAGATCCCCAGTCTTTACGTGTGCGTTGTAATTGATCTCTAGCATCGCCCGGGTCAACAGTAGATGTGTGAGCACCTTGATGTCTGTCAGCGAATGGTTTGTTCTTATCAGCTCTAAACTGTGTTTCGTTACGTCTGAGCTGTGCTAATGCAGCAGTAGTTGTCTGATCTTCTATACTTCCATTACGACGTACGATTTGTCGTTTAACTGCTTTACCGCCTTTACCTAGTAGATAAGCAGCACCATCAAATGCTAATCCTATACCCATACCTTCTACGATGTTTTTCATTTTCATCATAATAGGATGGTCAGTCTCTTTAGTACTTAGTGGAGTATCTATCCAACCATAGCGATCTCTCATAGCAGCTAACGCATTATGTCCGTCTGATTCTTTAGATATTAAATCAGACATACCACCAATAGCAATAGCTCTAGTAATATTACCAGCTCCTAATAATGCTGACGCACCACCGGCAAGTAAAGGTATACCTGTAGCTGCTAGTCCTTTAGCTGCTAGTACAGTACCAACAGCTAGTGAACCAAAGTGTACAGTTCCTCTTAGTAATTGACCCCACCATGTTCTAGTAATAATAGGATCTTGTTTATTAGTAAAAGGATCCCATTCTGGTGTGTAGGATCCTGTTTCTGCTATTTCTTTTTGTCTAGCTCCAGAGAGTGCATCTATGGTACGCTCTCCGAATGTAGTTACTGATGATGCAGTATCCTGTAAACCACCTGACAAACTAGATTGTAATTCTTTAGCTACTCCTTTGATACCCCATTGATCTGCATTACGAGGGTCTTCTCTAGTAGCGTTATAGTTTTCGACTTGTCTTTGTTCTTCGGCCTGAGACTCAGTAATCTGATCTGTGATGGCTTTAGCTTCTGCGACTTGTCTAGCAACCTCATCTAAATCAGGGATAGATGAGTCATACGAAGAACTCATTTATTCTTCCTCCTTTTTATCAGGTCCATATAGATCCATATTAATTTTGTATTGGGCAGCACCTTTTAAAAGATAACGTACTTCATTCCAGATATTACCATCGTCGTCTACGTCTTCAATATTTTTAAAAAGTTTTTCATAATTCTTAGATTCGTCAGCACCTATAGGTAATAGACCTAGCCAGCTAACATCTCCGTTAAGAGTAAGTTTGTTTTGTGATTCTAATGCTAAATTAAGCATCATTAACTCATCTTGGAACGTACGATCAAATACTCTATCACCAATAGGGATATTATTATTTACCATATAGACGAGTAATTTTTTTAGATTATCACCTCTAATACCATAAATGCCATATTGTTTACCATCTAAATCTTGATCTGATATACCCTCAAAACTTAAAAGTAGATCGGTTACATTCATTTCTGAAAGGTTTGCATTTTCATATCCCCCTACTGTACCAACTTCAGCTGTAGTAAAGATAACATTTTCTCCACCTTCTTTAATTCTATTTTGAGCAGCTTCGTTATCAAGCAGAGCTTCAGTAATACCTATAAAGTTTTTAGATGAATTTAATATTGTTTGGTATGTTTTTGCATCAGTAGGATGGTGAGTTAAGTTTCTAGCTGAGAAAGAATCTACCTTACCTTCTAGTGGTACTAAGAACGCATCATACTCATTTCCTATATGCTTCATGGCTTTAAGTCTTGCAACCATTAATCCTCTAGCATCTAAGTTTTTATACTCTTTTGCTAAGTTAACATATAGTATCGGTATATCACCACCAAACTTTAAGTAATCTAGAGCTTGTATAACATACTTTAACTCACCAATATGATAGTCCTCGCTATTTAACCACTCATTTTTATCAGCTTTAATGTCCTGTGTGTTTTTTATTAATATTTTACCGGGGTCGTATTCGACTTCATCTTTAGGTACATTTTCGTTGTACTCACCATTTTTTATTTTCTCACTTACAATAGTGTATGCGTCTGCCCTAGCTTTTGCCGAATCTACATTACCTTCTTCTAACTCTTTAACAAGTCTAAAATAATCTTGGTTAGCTGCAATCTTTATATAATTTTTGTTTCTTTCCAAAGTCAAAGGTGTTATATTTTTTGGAAAATTGTTTCCAGCATATAATTCTATATCATTAGTTATTTTAGCTATTGTATCTTTATCTGAATCTGTACCTGAGTTAGCAGTTGCATCTGTTAACTGTTTAAATTTTGCTACTTCTTCAAACAACTCAGTACCGATAAATTCTTGTAGTTCTTCGGTAGATATTAAAGTATTGTGTTCGTCATAGCGTTCTTTAAGTTCTGTAAAACGACCATTTAAAGCAACTGTGTCACGTTTCCTATTTACATCACTTAGTTTTTTATCAAGTGATAGCTGTGTTTCGTTCCAGATACCACCCATGTCAGCAAAAACAACGTTGGTTCTTCCGTCTGAATGTCCAAACGTATGCTCATTCATTAGATAATAATAGTCATCCTCTGTCATACCTAAGTTTTCGTATGCAAATACTACAGCATCTTCAAATTCTGCTAAGGCTTCTTTCATAGCATCTTTTGGTGTATATCCTCGAGCTTCATATCCAGCAGCTATGTTCTTAATCATTCCAGTTTTGGAATTAAACAATGCGTCAAACCCTAGATTATTACTTCTACTATTATTAATAACACCCATAACGGTTGTAGCTCTACCATATAGAGTGTTATTACTTACTTCTGTATTAGCAGCGTTATTATTTACAATACCATCTACACCAAGTTCTGTACTAATAGTGTTTTTCAGACCGGGTAGAATGTGATCTATAATATCTCCATCACTAATTCGAGGATTAGAGTCTCTAACATAGCCTAGAAAATGAGCAGCAGCTTCTTCTAGCCACTCTCTTTTGTCATCAGGGTCAGTTAGTTCATCAAATCGTAAACCAGTTCTGGAATGTAATAGATCTCTTTTCGCAATTTCCCAAAAAGCAGGGGCTAATATATTTGCTTCTTTAGCAGCATTAGAACCTGTAAGTCCTTTAGATAGTAATAGTGAAGATTTCCAAGCTCCAAGATTATCTTTATCTATTGTAACTTCACCGTCTGGCCCCTCAAAAGTATAGCTACCAGTTTTTTCAATCGAGTCGGTAGCTTCGGCTATTGCTATCTCAAAGTCTTTATCTATTGCAGACGCTTCTTTTTGAAAGTCGACGTTTGCAGCGTTCCACTTTGTTACATAGTCGCCATCGTTGGCTTTGCTGTCTATATTTTGTAGATAGTTTCGTCTATCTTTAAATTTTTGATACTCTTTATTTAGCTGTATGCCAGACTTAGTTAGACTGGCTAGATCTTTAAAGGCTTGATCTCTGACTTTAATAGAGTCGTTAAACATTTTGATGTTATCTGCAAAGAACTGCTGAGAGTCTTTGATCTGTTCATCTATATTTTTGTTTACAGCTTCTGTTAAGTCTGGTTCTGTTTGGGCGTAGTTAAGTTTCTCGTCTATGTAAGGAGCACCTTTGCCCCTTCCCATAGACTCATAATATCTTGATACTGAATCTGTCATAATATTTATGTAAATAATTTGGTCCAGAACTCAGATCCGCCGAATCCAGTTCCTATACTTGCAACTTGACTTGCAATACTTAACGCACCAGCCAGTCTATTGCTTGGTGGCATCAATACAGGAGCACCATACTCTGGTCGTACACCTAAAGTATTTCTGGTTTTAGCAAGTGCAACTTGATACTCTCGTTTTCTTGCTGTAAATCTACGTGCCATGTTAGCACCAAACTCGTTCTCTATTCCAGCTTCGAGTCGACCTCGAGCCTGTAATAATTTAACAAGATTTTTTCTTCCAGCTGTTCGTGACCTTCCAGCTTGCAGAGCTTTAGCAGTTTCTTGGTTAGAAAAGTAACTTGCATAACCTTGCTCTAAAGCTTTGAAACTCTGGCCTTGAGCATATATAGCTCTCTGGTAATCATCAGAGATAGCACGACTAAAACCTCTTGCAGCTAGGTCTACATTTTTGACAGCTTGTGCTTCTCTATTAAAAAATTTTAACGACTCGGAGCGATACTTAGCATCTTTCTCCATATGTCGTTGGCGAGCTGCATGTCTTGCACTCGCATTAGCATCTACGCACACGGCAAAATTCTATAAATGGTAATTGATATGGTCCGTTCTGTACTATACGCAAGAACTTAAAACCTAAAAACTTTAATAGTTTTAAATGTACTGTATTTCTACAGTCTACTATGTTCCACAATAAAGGCTCTTCACGGCTATCGACAAACCGTTTCGCTTCTCTTGCAAATGTAATTGGATAGCGGTGTATCTCTGGAGTGCATAGCATCCAAATCTGACCCGCATCTCCGACTCCTGCTAGTCCGGCAGTCTTGCCGTCTGGTACTGTGAAATACACAGCAGAGCCTTCCTGACCCACCAAAGGTAGGAAGATCATAGGATCTAGCCCATGGCCTTCTACCACCTCTCTGAGGTCATCTAAACGTAAGTTTGAGGCTACCTCTATAGCAGCCTCGGTTGTAACTGGGTGAATGTATTTAGACACGTTTGTAAAATAATGGTGAATAGTCCCCTTCCCATGCTAGTCCTCTTAGTGTAGCTGGAGCTGGGTGACTTGATTTAAGTTTAATTCCTACGTTGCTATTTTTCTCATAGACAGGAATAGTTTTAATGTACTCTTCTAGATAGGGTGCTCTTGATGCACTGTAGGAATCCATAATTGTTGAATCATATATCTCTGAATAATCAGTTTTTCCTACACGTTCAAGTGTGGTTTCATACTGACCTATCTTACCAAAGTGTAACTTGATTCTATGTACTATAAGAGATGAGTTTACATCAGCACGTGATTTTTCTCCTTCTTGTTTCTTTGGATAGATTCTAGGGAACTCTACTAAGTATTCATATAAATATCCTACGGTAACTGTATCCCCTTGCCAATCTCCGGGTACAGTAAAGCTTGTACCTGAGACTGTACATTCAGCATATCTAGCTTGACCATCAGTCGGAGCTGGTGTACCACCTTCATCTATTATTACTAATTTGTAATTAGGTGTAGTCACATTAGATAGCCAACTAACATTACTAAATGTAGTTAGATCTGTACTAGAATCATAACCACCACCACTAATTGTAGTATGATTATCTAAGTGTAGTTGAAATAGTGTATCCCCTGTATCAATAAAAGGGTCGTCATCAGACTGTATGAGTTTGATACTTTGTAAGAAGTTATCTGTATCTAGATAAAAATACTCGTCATTTATAATGAAATGATATAGTAGTGGGTTATTTAGTTTCCACTTAAACCATGCTTGTTGCTGTGTTTTATCACCTACTTGTAAATATTTATACCCAAACACTGTATCAGTACCTGTTTTACCTATCAATATCATAGAGTTTTCTCTTGAATTAGTAAGTAAGTCTATATCTTTAGGTAGTAATGTAGGTACTAATTTACTGATTTCTACTATAGACGGTTCTCCTTCCCTTGCTGTATTAGCCATCTGATTCATACGGCTAAATTTACCAGAATTATCTAGGTAAGCTATGGTAGTAC